CATTAGACCTTTTGTTGATATACCAATCATTAAGAGGTCTTTTACTGTTATGTTAGCTACTCAATATGCGGAACAGTTTTTACAGTTGTCGCTGCGATATGCCAAACCATGATGAGATTGTTAGTCTCGGCTTAAATGGCTAAATCAACGTTAACCCGCTTTATCCTCGGTCTAAAAGTCGACGCACTAACCAGTGTTAAATCAAATTGTGGCGCATTTCTATTGGTAAGCTTGCATAAGCTATTATCGACGTATCAGTGCAGAGACAAAAAAGGCTTTGGTAGTGAATCTGGTGAAGCTGACGGGTTACCGCCACAGAAACACTACCAAAACCTTATCTATCTATCGGGCTTCACTCCAATAGCCTGATTATAGCAAAAGCTTATTATTCGCGCAAATGAAAGCCCCAATTAAGGGGCTTTGTTATTTATGGAACAACTTGAATCCACATTATCCTCAGATCTTGATCTTGACCAGAAAAGTTTGGAGAGTCACGGCACTCAACGGTAAACCCTGTTGTTGATTTGTTCTTCGAGACAACAAGGTTGTCACCATCACTAATAGACTCAATGTAAAGCATAGATTTGTTAACATCAATACTCGGCAATCCTGATACAGTATATGATCCAGCGCCATTCCTTGTGCATGATGCACCAGAACCTAATGCCGATGCTATAGCGCCTGTACTGCCTGTTATGGAGCCAACATACTTAACCATACCAATAGGCATATATAGCGCGTCACCGTCCTTTTTGGTTAAAACATGCTTGCTACTGCCAGCTGTGGATGTCACATTATCAACAACACTAATTCGATTTGCAGCGTTATCATAAACCACTTCATCCTTAGTAAATGGCACATCAGACTTGGTTAGCAAGTGTTTGTCGTCGCTCGCTACAGCCGCTGGCGATGAAGCTTGCGAGAATCTTTTTGCAGTGCCGTCATAGGAAAGGTTTTCAGTCTTCGCTTCTAGGTCTACAGCTCGCTTTTGTAGCCCTTGCGTGTTATCTGTGCCGACTGTGGACTCTAAGTCATTGACCTGCTTTATAATTCCGCCACTGTTGTCACCTATAGCGGTCTCATTATCTTTAATGCGCTTTCTAAGTCCTGCCGTATCATCAGCGCCAACAGTTGATTCAAGGCTTGTTATGTCAGATTCATTTTTGGTCACGCGAGCTTCAACTCCTCCAACAGGGTCTTGAACTACCGTTTGAAGGGTTGAAACCTGTGTATTGGTCGCTGTCAAAGCGTCCTGTGTTGCTAGGTAAGTCTTTGCCATTATACAGAGTCTCCATCGTTATTTAGGGAGTCGTATGAGCTATCCCAATAAATACCAGTGTCGTCGATTCCCAAGAATCCGTTAACCCCTGTATTGTCATGAGTCATTTTGATCATACTTGATTTGTAGTCACCCTTCTGAGGTTCAACTGCACCATTTCTGCCGTTGAACGTTAGGACAGCTAGGGCGGTCGATGGGCCAGCCGTCCAGTTACCAATAACAGATGGGTCTTGACCGCTGTTTAGGTAGTAGAGTCGCTCTAGGTCTGTACGGTTTACGCGATAGCCACCCTGCTGCTGTGGAAGTAGCAACATTGCAGCTTCACTTGAAACGGTGACAGTTTCTTCGCTTGTTGCTGTAGCTGACACCTTGCCGTCACCATCAATACTTAAGCCTGTGCCAATTTTGATTCCGCCAAGCTCTGAAATGCTAGCGGTCTTAAGGTTTATTGCTGTTCCGTCCTTAGTTAAGCCAGTGCCAGCGGTAGCTCCGCCGACATTGGTTTTTAAGTACGTATCAAGCTCTGCAAACGTTGTTGCTACAGCATCTCCAGCCAGATTGACGAAGTTTGAGATTGGCGTGCTGAATATCTCGCTAAGCCCGTCAATGTTTCTGGTTATGCGCACCTTGCCATCAGTCAAATCAACTAAGGTGTGCGACTTATCGCTAAAGGTAAACATGTAGTTACCTAAATCGACAGTGACACCAAAGTCCTCTTGTATAGTTTTAAATGCCATTAGATAACACCTCTTTTAATTACACCAATGTAAACACCTTTATAGTCAATGGTGGACTGCCCGCTAACTTTTATTTGAGGTATCGCACCGCCTAAACGTGTGTTTTCATCGCCAATATAGATAGTTGCCTCAACCGTAAAGTCACCAGTTGGAGTGCCGCCGCCTTGCTCCATCTTAATTGGCACGCCCATTGGTAACGAGTACTGTTGACCAGCTTGCCCAACTAAGTGACGTAACTGGAATGTTTGCCCGTTACTGTTTGGAGTGATTGATAGCGTGTGACGGATTGTAACTTGATCGCCAAGTGACAGTTCACTAAATAAAAGCCGTCCATTATCAGGGCCAGGCAGCACAAGATCAAACTCAGTGTTAAGCAGCTCAGTAACGCCAATAGGCTTGTAAGTTTTAAGCGTGTTTGCGCCCAGCCCGTTATTTGTTATCTTCTGCCACACATTCGCAACTGGAGGAATCACATCAGCCGTATTGTTGTAGTCCATAAAGCCAAATGTAGCTAGGCTTACTTTGGTGTAACCATGCACCTGGCTGACAAAGTAAGGTAATGTTTGCCCGTCAAATGGCCCACCAGATACAACGCCGCCTTTTAGGTTTACACCTTCAAATTTGGCAAATAGGTTTGTTGATTGGGGAAGGATGTACTTATTGCCAACGTTAAACGCGACAGGTAATCCAGCATCAACCTCGGCTTGCGTTACATCTCTAATCTCATCAAAGATTAAATCACCTGAGTCACTTGCGCCAAGCCAGTAGCGAACACGCATTTCACCCGCGCTTGCTGGGATAAACATAAAGTCATAGGTTAAGTTGTCACCAAATGTTTGATATTGAATGGTGTAAGGCGTTGCCGCTGCGTTTATTGTTAAATTACTAAGCGCGTTAATTGTCAGATCTTGCCTAGCCTCGAACTTATAATAAAACGGGTCAGTGCTGCCGTTTACATCATAAGGGCTGTTCACGCCAATTGCATCAGAGCCATCACCAAGCTTGAATGCTACAGCATATACGCCATTAGACAGCCTGAAGTTAGGGCCAAGCAACAAGCTTGATGGGCCAGTTTGAATTGAGCCAGTTGTTTTTAAGTCTCTACCATTAAGCACTAGGCCAGAATCTACCGGAGTTCCACCCTGACCAATTGCAGGAATGTGGCCTTCTGGGATATCACCGAAGTCAGTTCCAGCGCCGTCATCACCTTTTACCCCTCTTGCGCTTGAGTTAGTTAACCAAGCATCGCCCGCGCTATTCCTTACTTGATACTCAGCAACGGCACTGCCGCCATCAGTGTATTCAAGAATAATGTTTAGCGACACATCATCATTATAAGATGTCAGCCAGGCTTGGTTTTCTGCGGCGTAACTATCCCGATCGGCTTCAGCTAAAGCCTTTGTTGATGCGTTGAAAATGTTTTGCGGTTGACCTAGCGTAAAACCACCGCCACCGCCGCCACCGCCACCTATTGTCCAAGACATAATATCACCTCTGTTGTTAAAAAATTTGCTTGGCGGGTGTCCTAGCGGGTTGGCCGAGTTACTCCTGTAAAACGACCGTCCCGCCAAGGACTGATTTTCATCCTTGCTGTTTAATCCTGTTTAATTTAGTTTTTTAGCTGTTAAAAGCGCACTTGCTTTATTGGCTACATCTTCCTATTATCAAAGGCAGAAACACTCCAATCAAACGTTACGTCAGCGGCTGGAGCTGAGTCAAGTGTTATTCTGAAGTTTAAACCGTCGATAAAATCAACATACCAGTTATTTGCTGCTCCGAGACTGCTGCGCTGAACCACGCTTACCTCGGATGCAAGCGGGATTATGTTTGATGACAAGTCTAAAGCGATAAGACCGCTATTAGTTGCATTAAAAGTAACAGTGCCAACATCATTGGTTATATCGCCAAACCTACCGTTTATAAATATATCACCTGCGCTATCTGTCTCTGCATAGTCAGCATACACACCTGTGCTAAACTGGTCATTGCTTGACGTGTGCAGTGTAAACGACTTATTACCATATCTAAACGCAACATCCTGAGCAGATAAAACTCTGTTGTCGGATGTTGTTATTTTACCAACAGACGATAGATTAGATGTGGATATGGCCAAATAGCTTGCAGACGAGACATTTTCTGATGTATTTCCATGGATTTCAATGCTATCTACAGCGCCAGAAGCACTACCTTCGATCAAAATTGGAAATAGACAATCTTTGTAGTGCGCGTCTTTCACTTTAAAATTCTCAACACCTAAATCCCGAACAAAGCAAAGGCTTCTTGCATTTTTAACAACGCCGCCAATGATCGAAATGGATTCTGATTTTTTACCAGTTCCGTATATTCTGTATGCATTGGTTAGCTGATCAACCATGTCGATATTATTATTAATACAGCTAACATTAGTGACCTCTTTAAACCCGATGCCAGCGGTAACAGTGTTAGTTTTGTTAATCCCTTGGATTTCATTGTTAGCTATAACAAGACCGTCAGGGTTTATATTTACATCAGTAGAGTTTGATGCTGCTATAACGCCAAACAAATCTGAATTTAATATTGTATTACTTGTTATTGAACCTGTTGAGTTTGAGCGTATACCGCTACCCCCAAGATTGTAACTACCAGCGCCAATGATGTTGTTTGATGTGCAGGTGTGTCTGTATGAGTTTTTAGCGAATGCAATGCTATCATCGCCTGTATTGAGAAATGTATTCAATGACACGTTGGCGTCAGTTACGTCAACTAGAAATACACCATCACGAGCAGTTTCTTCAAAGTGGCACAGCACAACCTTTATTCTCTCGCCGCCGTTGTCAATATCAAATCCTTGCTGAGCTGTTTTAAATATCTTAACTTGATATAGCGTTATATCACTGACAAATATGTTCGAATAAAACAGCCTTCCATTGTTTATATTGTAATCAGCTATATCCATATTATGTGAGTAATCGCCGCCATGAAATTCAGATCCCGATGCTGCATTTAAATTAAACAGAGGTTTAGTTATATCACGTTGATAGACTTCCGAGCCGAAACCAAGTATCAGCGAGTTTTCCTGTGGTGATAATTCCTGAGTCACTTTGTAAGCTCTATCACCATCATGGCTAAGCCTGGTTGATGATAGCAACCACTTTTTGAAAGACTCGGAATCATCATTGCCAGTGTCGCTACTAGCATCGTAATCGCCGACAGCGCCAAAGTAATCAACATGTGGGAAGCCGCTAAAAATTCGAACAAAACACCCAGCACCAACCCCACTCCAGTCTAGCAGGGTTGCAATATCTCCACTAGTGCCATCCCATGCAGCAATAGCTTCCGGAGCAATTACAGTGCCGCCATTGTGCTCAGCTTTATCCATATCTGGATCATAATAAAACTGACCGCCGCCAACATCTGATCCGATATAAAACCCTTTAACTTCCTGTATTACACCTTCAATCTGTTGCAGGTCTTCTATTCCTTCATATAAGATTGATGCTTCGACTAGCTTATCAATCCTGTCTTTCATGTCGGAACCTTTCATTATCCCGCATGCAGGCAATTTAGTTAACATATAACTACCTCATCACAATTAATTATGTTGTTACAAAGAACAATTCCGTAAGCGTTTTGCCAACTATTACCTTCCGCTGGAGTTAGGTTTGCAGCACCATCACCAACAATTCGCCCTTCGTAATCTAAAATATCCCAAGGCATATTACACCGCCGGCTTTACGTTAATTTCACCTTTCATGTGAGCCGCATACGCAATTGCCTGCGTGTCACCTGCAACGTTCACAGCCTCCGCATAAGGCTTTAGCTTGTTACGGTCTTTTAGGATTGGAAGCGCAGTTGATGATTGCAGCCAGACATCACCATTGCCGACATTCTGAATCAAAATCTTATCGCCGCTAGCAATACCTGATGCGATAACTTCAGGGGCTTGATATAAATCGACCAGCTCATTAGCTGGCAGTAGTACATTAGGCATTTTCAACCTCGCTTAAATTTGGGAAAAACTTGTCATTAATTAGTGCGTATTCGTTACCGCTACCAATTGGCAATGTGTTAGGCATTACGGAAGGGTCAACGTTAACCAGCAGCTGCTCCATTGCTCGCATACCTTGACTTGATATAACGCCTAGTTCGGGTGTTACTGGTCGCCCGTATACTTGGCAAAACTCAGTGCATAGCATTTTTTTAACCGGGCCAGCCAGTTCAATTGATAAGCCGGAATCGTCAGAGTGCTTGCTTTCACCATAAGTCGCAGGCTGAATGTAACCTGTGTCCATAGTGATTGCTATTTGCGCCATGTAATCGTCTAGCGTATCTATCGCAAGCTTAATTTCTTCCGGCTCTGGCGTAGTTGTTAACCCGCTGATTCGCAACAGGCTAAACATACCATTAACTATGTCGCCTTTAGTCACCATCTTTAGCAGCCTTCTTTTTTGGCGCTTTTACTTTGTCAATATGGTCAACAAAACCAAGCGATTCAAAATCAGCTTTAAAGTCAGCGGCAATTACACAGCGAATAGGCTCAGCACCTTTTTTAAACTTAAACATTGTAATGTGCATAAAATCCCCTTACAAAAAGGGCGCGGTGTTTAGTCGCGCCCGCATATAGTTATCAGCTAGCTATTACGCTTTGCCGTGTAACTGCATACCCCAGAATGGGTTGAACACTGCGAAAGTTGGTAACAGGTCAAAACGATATTGATTCTTGTTGCCTACTAGGTCAGAGCCTTTAGTCATTCGGATTGACACGCCGTTGTTATTAATAACCATGCTGTCTTGGCTATGTAGCTTAGGCAATACAACTGAACCCATGCCGACAAAGCCTTCGCAGTATGCAAGACCTGGGCGGTATGACTTATCAGCAGTACCAAGCACAGTTACAGCATCGCCACTAGTTAGCGCTCTGCTTACTGTGTTGAACGCGCCATTTACGCCAGCCTCATTGATTGCTGCGCCAGAAACACTGACAGTCATGTTACCTGAGCCGTCTGCAACCGCATCAGCTAAAACAGTCAATGTAATTGGGATACCTGCACCTGACTCACGAACGATTTTACGGTTACGAGAATTAACAAGGAATGAGCTTGCAAACTGTAATTGCTGACCAGCTTTTAACGTACCAGTGTTAGCGGTTGCGCCTGTGATGGTAAGCGTCATGCGGTAAGAATCTTTGTAGGCTGTGTAAGTAGCTGCCGGAGTTGCGCCAAGCGTTAAGCCTGCACTTTCTGAGCCTGATGTGTACTCATCAAGGTTGTTAGTTGTCATTACTTGATCGAAACCAGCAAAGCCCGACTTGATTACCGCACCAGCCCAAGCTGAATTTACTTCTGGGTTAACGCCCAATTGAGTTTGCTTGTCAGCAAGATTAACCTCATCAAATGAGTTGATAGCAGCATAGCGACGACCAGACGGCGCACCGATTTCTTTAAACACAGCGCCAGCTCGTGCAACATCAGACCATTGTGAGATAGCCGTATCAGGTGAACCAGACACTAATGCAGCATTGCGCGTCATGTAAGCGGCTAATTCAGACTCACACTCAGTTACCATATCTTCGGCGATAGGCTTCATAAGCTGGTCTAATTGGTCAGCTTCAAGAGCCTCCTCAACGCGAGTATTTTCTACGAATACAGTAATAAAGCCGTTAGGTGATACTTCACCGAAAACTTTACCGGTACGCACTGGGTTAGCATCGCCAGATGTAAAGTCACCTGATGCGCTACGTTGTGGCACGTACTGAGCTGGACGCTTCATCGCTACCGGAGTAGAGCCGCCACCTGTGCTTGCATCAATGTCGTTTACTAACTGCTTTGATACAGTGTTCATTAAGACGGTTTCAGACTCAAACGCTTTGATAAATGCGCGAGCCAGTTTAGGGTTGGTATTACTTGTATAGTTATTTGCCATGATATTTAGACCTTAAATTATAAAATTTCGAATGTTGGGTATTTGGTTAGGAAATCATCAACTTCCTTGACCCCACCACCTTTAACAACCTCAACAGGCTCGGGCGCTTGAGAGACTTTAGGCGTTTTACTTAATGCCTTTTGTTTAATCTCCGTGGCAATCCGAATGCCTGCGCTTACAGGGTCTAACGATAAAATCTCGTGCATTTCTGCCGGATTATCAGCTAGATATGTGGCA